TCAGCAACGGCAAAATCAAACACAATAATGACCCCCTTCTAATTGACCAGTATGGCCGAGGCGTGGCCAAGTATGTTGATGAAAGTTGGTTCCTGTCGCGCCGCCTGTCAACTGGTGACATTGATGCAGTGATGGCAACCCTGTTTGCGCACTATGTGGCCGCGACACGCGATGAAAGCAGCGTGGGTGTTTTCTAACACAGTTTAGTTTTTTGTGGTATAGGGTAGAGGTGTGGCAACAATTATCGAACGCATTTTCGGAAATCGCGCACCAGAGCAGCGAACCGAAAGCATAACCATACCTGTTAGGTCATCCACTGTTGCCAGCCCAGAGGCTGCTCTCACGCTCACACCAGTGAGCAGGTCCATTCAGATCATTAGCAACCCTGTGGCGAAACTTGACCTGGTAACATACCGCTATCAAAACGGCCAGGAAACCAGGATTGAAAATTCACTGTTTGCCAACCGCCCATGCCTAACGATGACCCGCAGGGATTTCTTTATTGAAAACTGTGTGGACCTTTACCTGTATGGCAATGCTTACTGGCTGAAACAATTTGACAACCAGGGCCGCATCGTTCAGGTTGTGCAGTTGCCAGCAAACTCTGTTGGTGTGCGCTGGGCTGACAACAAGATAAACAAAATTTATGATTTCGCAGGCAAGACTTACAATGATGGGGAAATCGAGCACCTACGCTTGATGCCTCGCGCTGGCCAGTTGAAAGGCATGTCAATTCTTGAATTATGCCGCGCAGACATTATGGCAGCCCTTGACCTACGCGATTACCAGGCCAACTGGTTTAGCGCATCTGGTGTGCCAACAGGCGTAATCACGAGCACCCGCGATCTCACCAAAGAGGATGCTGACCTAATCACCGCCAACTGGCACACAAAGCAGATGAATAGACAGGTTGCTGTCATGTCTGCTGGTTTCGGATACCAGCACACCGCGCTCTCGCCGCGCGATGCTCTCATGACCGAGGTGGCCAGCCAAATCACGCAAAACATTGCCCGCCTATCGGGTGTGCCAGCGCGCGCATTGCTAACTGGCGTGGATGGGTCTAGCGACACTTACGCCAACTTGCAGGATGAGGATGCAATCCTGTTGCGCTACACCCTTAGCATGTATTCAGACACCATCGCGAATGGCATGACTAACTGCTTACCGCGTGGCACCCGCGTGGAATTCGATTTCGGCAAACTATTCCAGGCAGACCCTAAGAGCCGATTTGAAATGTATGACATTGGATTGGGTGGCCAACCATTCATGACAGTGGATGAGGTAAGAGCAAAGGAAAACCTAGCATGACCGAAATGATTACCCGCGCGGTTGAAATTCGCGCAACCGATGAGGCAGAGCGCACAATCACTGGCCTGGCTGTTCCTTACGGGCAGGATGCCCCAATCGGCGGCGGCCTAGTTGAAAGATTTGCCCCTGGGGCAATCCAGAGCATCGAGGATGTCAAACTGTTTTGGCGGCATGATGAGATCATCGGCAAAATCATTGATGGGCGTGAAACCCCTGATGGTTTCGAGGTCACCGCACAGATTTCTGACACTAGCCTGGGCCGCGATGCTTATGCCCTAGTTTCGGATGGTTCCATCAATCGTTTCAGTGTAGGTTTCTACCCTGTCGAACAGACCCGCGAGGATAACACAATCACTCGCACCCTGGTTGACCTCGCAGAGGTCAGCCTGGTTCCAAGACCCGCTTATTCTGGCGCGGTCATCACCCAGGTGAGAGAGGAACAGCCAGAGGCACCAGCCGAGGTTGAACCAATCGAGCCAACAAACAATGAAAGTGAGCAAACATTGTCAGACAACATTGACATTGATGTGCGCGCGCTGGCTGATGATGTCGCAGAAATGCGCCGCGAAATCCAGGCAACCGCTATCGAAACCCCAGCAGTTGCACCTGCTAAATTCCGTTCAATCGGTGAATACGCCAAGGGCCTAGCCGCTGGTGACAGCGATGCAGAGCAGATGTTGCGCACCTACGCAGCAGCAACCTCGGCTGACACCTACATGATGCCAGGCTGGGTTGGGTTCATCAACAACCTAATTGACCAGAACCGCCCATCATGGAATGTCTGGTCTAAGGCTGCCCTGCCTGCCACTGGCCTTTCGGTTGACTATGCAAAGGTGACCACCAACGGCATTTCGGTTGACACCCAGAGCAGCGAGAACGCCGCCATTGCCCAGGGCAACCTGGTCATTGACAATGTGACCGCATCTGTTGCAACCTACGCTGGCGGCACCGAGTTGTCGCGCCAGTTGGTAGAACGCAGCAGCGTTCCATACCTAGACACCGCATTCCAGGCAATGGCTGTGGCATACGCCAACAAGACCAATGCAGCAGTTATCGCAGCAATCGCCGCGCTTGACTTTACTGGCAAGGTTATGGACATGGATGGCGGCACCGCTAAGAGCATCCTTGAAGGCATCACCGATGGTGCAAAATACATCAAGGTAAACTCTGGCCTAAACGCCGAATTTATCCTGTGCAGCACCGATGTTTACAAGTATCTCGTGACCATTGCTGACAGCCAGGGCCGCCCTGTTGTCACTGTCAATGGCGATGGATCTAACACCATCGGCAACGCGCCAGCACCACTAACCGCATCTATCTGGGGCCTACCAGTAGTAGTTGACACCACCCTGTCAACTGGCCTGGCATACCTTGCAAACTCGAACGCTCTACGCCTATACGAGAACGCAAGCCCAACCCAGATTGTTGATGAGGTCAGCGGCTCGCAGACCCTAACCAACAAATACGCGGTTTACGGCTATGGCGCAATCACTGTGCCATTTGAGGCTGCAATCGTCAAGTTGGATGTGACCGCCTAGCATGTCTGTCACTGTGGAACAATTCCAGCAGTATGTGGGCACCAGTGAGGAAAGCGATTTCGTCACAGGTTGCCTAACATCTGGCGCAACGCTTGTTGCCAACTTTATTGGTGAGGCCGATGTGCCAACCGAGATTGTTGACCAGGCTGTGTTGCTCGCTGCCTCGGAATTGTTCCACAGGCGCAGCGCGCCAAATGGCGTGGCCCAGTTTGCAACAATGGATGGCGCTAGTCCAATTAGGGTTGCCCGCGATCCTATGGTGGCCGTTTACCCATTGCTGCAACCATTCCAGGCGGGCGGCGGGTTTGCTGTATGACCACCAATGACATCACACAGGCAAAGCAAGAATTTGCTGCTGTCTTAGTGGCGGCTGGCATCAAAGTGATGGACACAGTGCCAGAGCGCATTGTGCCACCTGTTGCTGTCATCAACTTTGGTAGCCCATACCTGCAAGCAGCCAGCATCGGCAGCGAATACCTGTTAGCCATCGAATTGGTGTTAGTGGCACAAACAGCCACCAACAAACAGGCAACAGAGCAACTAGATGACCTTATCCAAAGGGCAATCAATGCTCTACCGCATTACGCTCGCATGACAAATGTGGGCCAGCCTTACAACCTACAAACAAACAATGCAGAATACCTGGCAGCGAACATGCTGCTAAATCTGCGCATAACGATCTAGGAAAGGATCACCCAAGATGGCAGCATCAACCCGCATCATTGGCCAAAACATCACCTTTACTCTCGATGGTGACACCTTTGCGCCAGACATCAACCAGTTCGAATTGAGCCTGGGCGATGCCCCTGGTGGCGTTCGCACTTTCAGCGAGGTCAGACCGAACGCAGAATGGACCATGAAACTTTCGGGCATTATGTCTAGCGAAAGCACCAGCCTTTACCGCTTTCTCTGGGTAAACTTTGGCACCGAGGTTCCATTCACCTGCTCGCCAACTGGCACCGCAGCAGGCACTGATACCCCGCTATACACTGGCACCCTGGTGCTAAACGAATTGCCGCCACTGTCGCTAACCAGCGGCGAGGATGCTGCATTCGAGGTGTCGTTGCGCGTCAAGAACACTGGCCTGGATGTGGCCGCTAAGTTGTTCTATGGCGTAACCATTGACCTAACCGCATAGGTTACTAACATGGCTGCCAGTGGTGTCATCAAATCGGGTCAGGATACGATCAGGATTGATGGCACCGCTGGCGCAATCAAAGCAATGACAGAGATTGGTGTGCCCACAGAGGCCATCAAAGCGGCTAACCGCAAAACAGGTGACATTGTGGCCAAGCGTGGCCGCATAGAGGTTCCTGTGCGCTCTGGTGCACTACGCGACAGCATTAGGTCCACCAGCCTAATCAATCGGGTAGTTGTTCGCGCAGGCCTAAACCGCGTGCCCTACGCTAACCCAATCCACTGGGGCTGGTTTCGAGATACTAAAAGCGCCAGGGCAATGCGCACCACCCGCAAATTCATACAATTAGACATCAAACCCAATCCGTTTTTGTCGCGCGCTTTGGGTTATACTCGTGAAGAGATCCTAGAAAACTATAAAAGAAACATGGATCTAGCCATCAAAGGCGCAACCAGCAGACAATCAGGAAAGAGCCAAGTCAAATGAGCGAGAACCTAGCAATGGATTTCAACAGCCTAACCCTAGACGAAGTTGAAACAATCGAGAACCTCACAGGCGTTTCAATCGAGAAACTAGCCGATGACAAAGCCCCAAAGGGCAAAAACTTGAAAGCGTTGATTTTTGTGATGAAACGCCGCCAGGACCCACAATTCACAATGGAACAAGCAGGGCAACTAACCCTGGTTGATGCCATGAGCCTATTTGGTGCAGACCCAAAAGGCTAGACCAAAAAAGAGAGCAGGTGAGGCGCATGGCTGAATTTTGTGTCGCTTTGCGCATGACACCTGCCGAATTCAAGCAACTCACCTTGCTGGAATACGCCGAGTTAGCCCGCGCCTATTCCAGGAACCAGGGATCTAACGAAAGTCTATTCTGATGGCCAAAGCATCTAGCATCCTTTCAATCACAGTATTGGCCGATGTTGCCAAACTGAAAAAAGGCATGGGCGATGCATCCAAATCCCTAAAAGGTTTGGAAAGCAATGTCAAAGCCACCGCAGGCCGCATCAATGGCGCTTTGGGGGCCATTGGCGTAGGGTTTAGCATCTCTGCACTGGTTGGCATGTCAAAGGCCGCTGGTGAGGATGCTAGGGCCTTTGGGGTCATGGCCAATGCCATCAAGAATGCAACGGGCGCAACCGATGCACAAATCCAGGCAGCAGATGACTACATCCAACGCCTGTCAATGCAGACGGGCATTACAGATGATGAATTGCGCCCAGCAATGCAGATTTTGGCCAGCACCTATGGCGATGTCACCCAGGCGCAGGATGCTCTCGGCGTAGCCTCTGACCTGGCAGCATACAAGGGCATTAGCGCAGAGGCCGCTGCCCAGGCTCTCGCCAAAGCGCACAAAGGCAATTTCACCGCGTTAGAGAAACTGGTGCCCGCCATCAAAGGCGCAGCAGACCCGCTGGGCGAATTGCAGAGGCTCACAGAGGGATCAGCAGAGGCGGCGGCTAACAGTGACCCCTGGGCGCGCCTAAACATCATCTTTGAAAACCTGCAAGAAACAATCGGCACATACCTGCTGCCATACCTGTCAGCATTCGGTGAATGGCTTTCCTCACCAGTTGGCCAGGAAAAAATGCAGATGCTGTCAGATGCATTTGGCCGCGTGCTCGAATTTGTCATGAACATTGTGACCTGGCTATCAGATAACATGTGGCTGGTGGTCCTCATCGGTTCAATGGTGGTGCTGGTAAAAACATTCATAACTGTTTACACGATCACCAAAAAAATCATTGCCGCATTCAAAGCAATGACAGTTTTGCAAGTAGTTGCTAATGCTGTCAAAGGCATGGTTGGACCTGCCGCCATCGCTGGTGCTATCGCAGCCGCCGCAATCGGCACAGGTATTGTGCTGGGCATCGGGGCAATGTTCCCAGATGATGAAACAGCAGTGGATGTGCCAGAGGCACCAGCCCGCCAGGTAATCGCACTACCAAAGCCAGTAAAGCCGCCAATTCCCAAAGGCGGCAAATTGCCGAATGTCAAAGACCGCGCCGCCGCTGCTAAGGCCGCCAAAGATGACATTGAAAAGGCAATCAAGACACTGCAAGACCAGTTGGCAAAGGTCCAAAAACTTATCGCAGAAACTGCCCAGAAATTCCGAGAGAGCGTTGACATGTCTGTGGGTCTAGTTACTCGCGGCCTGGGCCAAATGTTCAGGGCAGACCGCTATGTGCGCGAATTGAAACGCATGCAGAAAGCAACTGCCGATTTCCAAACCAACCTAAAAACATTGCGAGCAATGGGCGGCAAGGCAGCAAACCCGCTGCTGGAACAAATCCTAAGCAAATCGCCAGAGGAAGCCGCCGCGATCATGCGCTCATTTGTGGCTAGTCCAACCCTGTTTGCAGATGCAATCAAGACCAGCGCATCACTGGCCCAGACAGGCGCAAATGTTGGCGCAACCATCAACCAGATGCAAGGCAACCAGAGCCAGCAGGCACTAATCAATGAAATCAAACTGTTGCGCAATGACCTGGCTGGCGGCAAGAACACATACAACATCAAAGCAACGATGACGGCCACCGAGATTTTGAATGCCATCAGGCGATGGGAAAAGAGCGCGGGCCGAAAGGTGCTAGTGACCTAAATGACAATCTTTGAAAACCACCACCTGGGTGTGTTCATGGAAACAGCGGTCAGCGATGCATTCCGATTGGGCACCAGTGTGCTAGGCGGCACTGACCTGCTAGGTAACAATGCCGAGAGTTACGAGTATGTGAATTACCAGGAATTCATCACCGAAATCAACATAGACAATGGCGTGAATGTGACAGGGCCGCTGGCGCAGCCAGCAGGCAATCTGTGTGTTGTCACGCTGCAATCAACATCAGACCCGCTAGACCAGGGTTTCATTCGCATTGGCAACAAACTAAAACTGACCCTTGAAAACTATGTGCCAGGTGTTGACAGCCAAACATTCTGGCTGGGCCGCATTCGCAGCATCACCCGCGACATTGACGAAAACCAAAACTATCGCGTGACCATCGAGGCCAGCGATTACCTTGCCGAGATCACCAGCACCAATGTGGAACATTTCACCGCATTCACAGGCACAGACCCAGAGGGCACCTATGTGACTAGCAGCAGCGCATGGTCATACATAAACGCCTATTTGCCTGCCGAATTCCAAATGAACCTTGACCGCGTAATGGTTTACGATGTTGACCCAACCACCCAACCAACCTGGCCGCGAATTGCAAAAATGCCAGATTTCGATGAATACGATGTGACCCTGGATGCCATCATCGAGCAGGTGGCAGATGTAAACCAGTATTGGCTGGCCAGCAATCTCGATGGCGAATTGATGCCAATCAGTAATTACTACCTATTCAGAAAACAAATCACTGGCATACCTGTTGGAACATTTGCCCCTGTGTGCACATTCAGTGACAGTTGGACAGATGGACAAATCGGGGTCACATACATCAACCGAAACAACAACACCGATGGCATGTTCAACACATACAAACTGGCATTGTCATGGGATACGCTCACCTCACTTTCGCTAACGGATCAAGACAGCGTTGACCTTTATGGTGCCCAGGTCATCGAAAAGGAATTGAATGTCTTATCCGAGGAATACCTAACAGAATTTAGCGAATGGTTAGCGCGGTTTAGGACCGCATCGCAAGTAAAATCATTGTGGGTTGATGCCTACGATCACCGAAACCACAAACTGACAGATGTGTGGAAACTCTACCCATCTGAATTAGTGGAATTGGACATCGCCGCAGCGGGCGAAACTATTGCATACAATGCGCTAGTTAGCCGAGTAAGGCACACAATAACGCCAGACACCTGGCAATCAGAGATTGAATTATTCAGGATGGACTACTAACCATGTCTTACAAAACATTCGTGCAAGGCACAGTGCTAAATGCATCTGATGTAAACACATACCTAATGAAACAGGCAGTGATTTCATTTGCCAGCGACAGCGCGAGAACATCAGCCATAGCATCACCAACCTATGGCATGGTCACATTTCTCGAAAACACAGGCAAACTAGAAATTTATGACGGCAGTGCATGGCAGCCAATCATGAAAGTTGGTGCCTGGGATACCTGGCTGGCCGCATTCACTAACCTAACGCTAGGAAACGGCACCCAGGCGATCACTTATGCCCGAACAGGCAAGGTGGTTCACATGCGCGGGCGCATTACCTTTGGTTCAACCACAGCAGTGACGGGCGCAATCTCGATTAGCCTGCCAGTTACCGCCACAGGCGTTTTTACAGGCCAGGTGACCATGCGAGCAGGCGGCACAGATTTCACTGGTTACATCGCCAGCACCAGCACCACACTGGCCATCAGCGCAATCAACTCTGCTGGAACCTACGCCAGCCGAGCAACCACATCAGCCACAGTGCCAGGCACCTGGGCCTCTGGCGATAACATCACCTTTTCAATTACCTATGAGGCGGCCTAACATGTCAATTTTCATTTGCAAAACCAAAGATTGCCCACACAATGGTGTCAGCATTGACACAGGTGACCATGAGGCAGCCACCGCGCTATGTGGCGGGTGCATGCAGATTGTCGAGGCCGAGAACAATGCCTGACCTGCCTAAAACCCAATCAGCCATGTTGGTGCAGATCCTGCAAGATGTGGCCGAAATCAAAAACGAAACTAAGCGCATCGCAGACCATGAAACCCGCCTGCGCTTTGTCGAAAGGATGCTCTGGCTGGCTATGCCTGTTTATGCCATTGCATGTTCAATCATCACCGCAATGGTGACCACACAGATAGGAAACTAAAATCATGGGCAAAGTTTACGGCGCACCATTCCCTAGCAAAGCACCAAAGCCAACACCAAAGGCACCAAAGGCACCAAAGGCTGAACCACAGCCAGAGCCTGAAACCGAGGTAGCAGAATGACCGCAGCAGAATACATCGAGCCATTTGACAAGAAACTGCGCGGCTCACAGTTTGGTGCAATGGAAAGTTTCAGAAAGCACCCACACAGGGGCACAGATTGGTCAGCACCTGAATTGGCACCGATCAAGTGCATCACCACTGGCACTGTGACACAGAATGCCTGGTCTGATGTTCTCGGCTGGTTCCTGGTGCACCGCACTAAGGATGGTCTTTTCTGTCTTTATGCACACCTAGCCGAGCAATCACCAAAGGCTGTGGGCGATGTGGTGCGCATGGGCGATGTGATTGGCCGAGTTGGTGGCGGCGGCAAGCATAAGAGTGGCAGCGCCAGCACTGGTTGTCATTTGCACCTGGCCCTGGCTAAGAGCAAAAACCCGCACCTATGTGTTTACGAGCAACTATTGGACCCAATCAAGCACATCGAGGCGAACAAGGCCAAGCCGAAAGCGGCACCAGCAAAACCAGCAGCAAAGGCGGCCAGCAAGTGAAAGCAAAGTGGATAAAGCGCGGGTTACGCATCGCAGCGTTTATGGCGGCAGCGGGCATCCTAGCCCCTGGCGCGGGCAACTGGTTCGGTGTTGATGCTATGGCATCGGCGGCATTTGGTGCTGTGCTAGTTGGCACTGGCCTAATTGCATCTCTGTTGCTCATTTTCGCTGCTCGCGGCGAGATCAGCGATGATGCATTCAACAAAACCATTGCCGAGCAAATCGAGCAACTAGAAAACAAAGACCGCAAAAAGTAACACTAATGCCCCAGGGCACTTGGATTGGCCTGGGGCATTAGCGGAACGCGGGAACGAGGAACGCGCTCTAAGCAAATGTTAGCACAATGTCTGTGGCATGGTGTAGCATTCTGAACATGAACGAGATTGAACAGGCAATCGCCAAAAAAGGCACAGGCATACTCATCGGCCATTTCGCCAACCAATCCCCAGAATGGCATGCAGCCAGGGCAGGAATTGGCGGCAGCGACATCGGCACAATCATGGGCGTAAACCGCTACAAGACCCGCCAACAGTTGCTAGACGATCGCATCAGCGGCGCAGCACCATTCAAACCAAATCTGGCCATGCGCATGGGCACCCATTTTGAGGCAGGCATCAAAACCATTTGGGCCGAGGATAATGCAGCCTGGTTCGATGTTCACGAAACAGGCACCTGGCAATCAACAATCAACCCATTCTGGAAAGCCAACCCCGATGGCATTATTCAGAGCCACACAGGTGAAATGGGCATCCTTGAAATCAAATACAGCATGACCACCACCATGCCACAAACCTGGGCATACCAGGTCCAGTGGTATCTTATGATTTTGGGGCTACATCGCGGCATCATTGTGCAATGTCAGGCCCAAAAACTCATCGAGCATGTAATAGATGCCGATGAAAAACTGCAAGCGCAAATGCGCGAGGCAGCCGAAACATTCGAGTTAGAAACGAGGTTCAGAAATGGCGAATAACTTTGCCAAAGATTATGTTGATGTATCCACGCGCCTGCGAGAAATGCGCGAGGTTTACCCGATGCTCACGATGCAGCAAATGGATCTGAAATTCATCACCTTTGGTGGTCAGGATTGGGTGGTCTATACGGCAGCCGCATACCGCACACCAGATGACCCGCGCCCAGGCATTGGCAGCGCATGGGAACCAATCCCAGGCAAAACCCCATACACCCGCGATAGCGAATTGATGGTGGCTGAAACTAGCGCCTGGGGCCGCGCACTGGTTGCCATCGGTGCAGAAACCAAACATGGCATTGCATCGGCTAACGAGGTGAAAGCACGCCAGGCAGCCCCAAAACCCACACCAGCCGAGGTGATGGCGATTGCCCAAGCAGCAGCCGATAAAAAGGATTTAGAGGCTCTACGCGCCGCCTACACCCAGGCAGACATCATCCAAATGGATGAGGCTGGCCTGAAACAAATCCTGGAAATGGCAGAGCGCATCAAGGCCGAGGCAGCCGAATAATGGGATATAAGGCAATGGGCGCTGTGTTGAACCACAGCCAGGCAATGGGCACAGACAAACTGGTGCTCATGGCCATCGCTTATTTTTATGACGATCTAGGCGAAAATGGCGCATACCCCAGCCAGGAAACTCTCGCGCAAATGGCTAATTGCACAGTGAGAACAGTGCAACGCAGCCTAAGCAAGTTGGTTGAAATGGGCGAGTTAGACACCTGGGTGCATGGTGGCCGAGGCAAGTCTATTGACCGCAAAACCAACCGCTATTGGGTCACGATTGATTGCCCAGAAACATGTGACAGCAGTTTCAATCATCGCAACATACCTGACACTGATGACCAACTCACCCGACATGCAAGACCAACCGAGGTGACACCAGTGACCAACTCACCCGACACCGATGTCATGTTAACAATCAAGAACAACCATGAACAATCAAAAACGCTTATAAGAGGGCCACGCATGTTGGCTGCTGTATAAGAAACCCACAGAAAGAGAAAACAAGGAAATGGCAATCATTCAAATACATGGTGATGTAAAGACCACCAGCAACCCCCGCCGCATTACTATCTGGGAAACAAACACCAGCAGCACAGGCAAAGAATTCAAACGGCCCTGGGCTGTATGGTTCGAGGCAGGCCACAGCCTGGCTGATGGCGATTGGGTAGAGTTGCGCGGCGAGTTTAGCGACAAGATCCAAGAAACCAAAAACCCTGACGGCTCGATGACCATTTCAACATGGACCCGCGCAGATGGTGCAGTGATGCAAAACATTGACCGCATCATCAACAGCCCCGAGATCATCAAGCACACACCAAAGGAACAGCCAGCAGCAAGGGTTATTGATGAGGATGACCTGCGCAAATACGGCCCGCCGTTCTAATGTTCACTTTCATCATTGATGGTGTGCCAGTGCCACAGGGGTCTAAATCGGCCTCTGTGCGCGCTGGGCGCGCTGTAATGTATGAGGCCAACAAAGGGCACAAAGGATGGCGCAAAACTGTCACAGAGGCTGTGAGGCTCGAAATGACAAAAAAGGGTTGGCAGCCATTCGAGAAACATGCGCCAGTTTCATGCAGCATCACATTCAAATTTGCCAGGCCCAAATCAGTGACCAGGCAGCACCCAACTGTGAAACCTGACACAGACAAACTATGTCGCTCAATACTGGACAGCCTCACAGACAGTGGCCTGCTCGCTGGTGGTGACCAGCAGGTGGTCAGATTGTTTGCATCAAAGGACTATGCAGACCAGCCAGGCGTTTTTATAGCCATTTGGGAATTATCACAAAATGATAACGACACGCCGAATATTGCAAAACCACCCAAAACTGTGCAATACTAAATACATCAGGGCAGAGGAAGCCCCGAAAAACGAGAGGAACAAAATGAGCACCTTTGAATTTCTAGTAGATGGCCAGATCGTTGGAAGCATCCGCCGCAAGGCAGAAACCTACGCAGTGGCAGAGATGGCCTGGCGCATGTCAATGCCAGTAAGCCAATTCAAGAAAATTGCCCAGGTGCGCATGAGCACCAAAGCAGGCAAAACCCAGTGGAACATCATCTGGTAATGCCAGCGATCATTTTCATAGCAGCCATTCTGCTGCTCACTGGGCTAATCGAAAACATACCCAACTGGCTGGCAAACTTTCTAGGCCTATCCATCATGCTCGGCACAATCGGCTGGCTCATCTGGGCCATGCTCTGGGTGGCATTCAAAAAATGAGCGAACAACTACCCATCGAAAGCCGCGTGGCGCTCGCCATACGATCTGCAATGATGAACAAACCAGGCATGCTGCTAAGTCTGCGCGAGGAATTACTCGCACAAGGCTGGAACCAATTTGCAATCAATGACCTAATTCAAAGGGTTGGCCTGATTGTATTCAATGAAACACCAAACGAGAGGAACAACGAGGAATGAGCCAGGAAACACTATTTGACATTGAAACCGACAAAATCATGCAGGATTTTCTCGAATTCCATGCCAAGCACCCACATGTTTACCGCGAATTATTGCGCCTAACCTGGGAATGGAAACGAGCAGGAAACCGCAAACTAGGAATTGCCACACTGTATGAACAAATGCGCTGGCAATGGCACACAAACGCCGAAATGCGCGACAAAAACGATTTCAAACTAAACAACAACTACAAGGCAATGTAAGCCC